TGATGGTTTTGAAGCCAGTGCCGATTAGCCCGGCGGAAGGATCGCGGCCAGCGGCCCATGCGCTGACGATATCCCGAACCCCCGGCCAAGAGGAGGCGAGGTCGAAGGCGATTGCCTTAGCCGCACGAATGCCCCAAGGGGTATGGTCTTCGCCTGGGATTGGAGTTATCATACTCTCGACCATTGTGGGGAAGAGGATATAGGCGAAGGTCATCCGCGACAGCGCGGGGATTTCCTTCATCGCTGCGCCAAGCTCTCCCTCCTTCGCCATCCCGAGGGTGTCTTTCGCGCGCCAAGCAAGCTCGTACTGGCGGTTGAGGATGTGGGAGAAGAAGCCGTAGAGAGAGGTGAACCAAGGGTTCCAATTCCGCACCACCCCTGGGCGGTTGGTCATCACCGACGATCCATGTGCACGGCGTACCGCGCGATCCGCTTCATAGACTGCGTCGCCATGAGGAAGGTCATCGCGGGAAGCGGTCTCATACTTCGCCAGCCAAGTCGGAACCGCGGACATTAGATCGCTGAATGCAACAGGGGTTGCGCCCGCTTGGATCAGTGCCTGTCGCCAACTCGTTGGCTGGCCGATCACCTCGTCATGCGCGCCGCTTAGGCTCTCGCGGTAGTTGCGGTGGCGCCGCTGAAGCTCTTGCGATTCCTTCATCGCAAAGGTGAAGTTGCGATCGCCAGTATCCTCATTGACAGAGAACAGACTCTTCACCGCCTTCGCGAACTCCTTTGTGCCGACCTCATTCACACTCTGCACCAGCGCGGTCATACCGTGCTTTGCAACAGTGCGGGGGTTGAAGCCGATCAGCATGGCGATGGTATTCTGGCGGAAGAACTCGCTGACTTGCGACCCAACCTTCTGCGCTTCGCTGATATAGTTTGAGGCATTTGCGACATCGCGGAGGTATGGGATCAAGAGATCACGATACGCCTTGCCGTAGTGGTTGGAGATCGCCGAGCGAACCTCTCGGTCGTAGAATATCTTGCTCGCATTTATAACCGCTGGCCGCATAGTCAAGTCGTGGATGATCGACTTCATCCGCCCCGGCATAGAGTCGAGGTCGAGTTCGATCGGTGCGGCGTAGCCAGTGCGGGACTTGGTGTAGCCCTGTGGGGTACTGGCGCGAATGTAATTACTCTGCTCCAGCGGGTCAGGCCCCATCAGCTTCTTACTCGACCCTTCCCACCTCTTATCGTAGATGATAGGGTAGTACCAGCCATCGTAGGTTCCGTGCGGCGTCTGGATCGGGTCCTTCCGAACATCCTGCGCAGGCACATCTGCGAGGTTCCTCACCATCCGATCGCTGCGTTCCTTTAGTTCAGCGAAGAGATTCCCCAGCCCTTGTGCAAAGTCCCAATCCTTCTTCGTCGCGAACTGATGGAGCCACCGCATGATCTTCGCGGTATCACCGACCGTAATCGTCTTGCCTCCGCGCTCGACCGTCGTGAATATCTTGAACCCGCGCGCGAGTTTATCAAGGTTGCTCGCGTTCCCGGCGTTCATGAGGATCGCGCGAAGGTTCTTCCTCGTTAGCGGGAGGGGCTCCCCAGTATCAGGATCACGAAAAAGATTGTTAGGGATACGCTCATGAATGTCCACATCGTCGGCTAATCCTCTGACCTTATTCGAGAACTCGCGGATCACCGCGTCCTTTTCGTTGGCGGCAGCCGCCAAATCCCGCATGACGTACTGCGTCCACACTCCCCCCGGATCACCGCGATCCCAGCGGTTGAAGAGGCTCTCAAGCTGAAGGTGCTCAGCGAGGTAGGTTTGAAGCTTGCTCTTGAACTTTCCCACCTTGCCTTGATTGAACTCAGACCTCCGCTGAGGGAAGGTCTTAAGCTCCTCAATCATCTCCCCTTTAACTTCCTTCAGATCGCGCTCGGCACCGGCGGAGTATATCTTAAGTTCATCTCGACCGTTCTTCTGCAAGGCCTTTAGCGAATCGTGGACCGCGCGGAACTCATCAACCGTCATCTGCTCAACGGGCTTCCGCCATGTCGAGTCATAGAGGAAGTCGGCGACGGGTAGTTCGCGCAGTTCCCCCTCCTTCACACTTACAAAATTCTCCAGGTCCTTATATCCACTCGCCTCTATCTCGCGCTCGAGGTCTTGCACACTCCGACGAACCAAATTCCCTGTCCGTATTAGGATATCGTGGATGAAGTTTGTGTACTCCGGTAGAACCCCAGTCACCTCCCGCTTCGCAAACCTCTTCGCAATCCTCCCAAAGCTACCCTTCTCCTTCTCCAGTTTCTTAGCCTCGTTCGCAAGAAGCATGGCAACATGCTGCTGTTGCTTAGCCTTAAGAGCATCGCTCGGCCGCTCTTCCAACAGCGCCTCTTCCGCGTCCGCTCCCGCGCGCCCGGCTTGTGCGAGGTACTTGTCCGTTGAGTGAGCCCCCACTGACGTGCCATTGAACTGTTCCTTCACCCAAGACTTCATATTATCTGGAGAGATAGGGAGGGAGGCTTTGTTCTTCTCCGCGAGAGCGTAAACTTCCTGTGCGATTATGTCAATCTGCGTCTGGGAGATGACGTGGTCCTTCGCCCCCTCCAAGATGTTGTCTTCAAGGTTCCCATACTGCCGCTTCATCCGCCGCTCAGTCTCAGCGTCGACGAGTTTAGAGAAGTGCGCAGCGGGGGTTAGGCCCTCAAGCCCGCGTTCCTCTTGCACCTTCGCGAGGGAGTCAACGAGAGTATGGCCGCTATGATAGCCGAAGAGCCCTGCGAGATCGTCTGGGTGCATCCCTTTCTTGCCGAGGAACTCCTCTGGTAGGACCGCGGCCTGTTCGGGAGTTAATGCATCTTCACGCAAGCGGGGCTTGCGAACTTTCTCGCCGTAGAGTTCTCCTTCGCGAAGTAGGCGATCAGCTGCGATATCAGGGCGGGAGCGGACGGCCTCGGTAGCTTCCTTTCGTACCGCAGCTTCATTCTCCTTCCATTCTTTCGTCTGCCTCTCACGCTCGGACTTCTCAGCTACCCCCGCGTGGTAAGCCGCGTCCTCCTCCCGCTGCTTCGCAATCAATTCCATATACCGCTGAAGCCGGGCCTTGTTCATCCCGAGAGCAGTGGCGCGAGTGAAGATGGACTGGTCGATAGGCTCCGCGCCCTTTGCCGCCCTTCTTTCCTTCGCTACCTCATCCCCCTTGATCTTCTCAAAGACCTCCCCGAGCCTAAGCACTCCATCCATCATCGTATCTGGCATCCTAACGCCAGTGAGTTGCTCGATGAGGTCCTTTACAATGTTCTTAACCGCGTCCCAGACTGACGGCGAAGGCTTATCTAGCGCAAGGCGCCTCGCGAGTTCCTTTGAAATAGGGGTGGTGGAGAGGACTTCTTGGAACCTCGGATTTGAGAAGGCCTCCGCGATGAACTCATCTTCGTTCTTGAAAGCGTAGTTATGGAGAAGGCGAGAAGCTTTATCGACCTGATTTAGGTAGCCACTAGTCTCCGATATCATTGATGTGACGAAGCCCTTCAACTGCGGGTAGCGGTAGAGTGCGTCGCTTGTCGCAGCGTGAGCAGTCTCGTGGATCAGTACGTGTGCCGAAGCATTGTGCCCAAAGTCACCATTTGCAATATCTTCGCGCATGATGATTTGGTTAGTATTTGGGTTATAGTATGCGGGGGCTTCGGGGTCGATCTCGTTTGCTACATTCAACTTCCGCATATCTTCCCCAGAGACAACGTGAATGCCCGTGTCACCAGCAAGACGTGGGAGGCGATCGCCGAAGAGCTCTGCAAGAGCACGGGGGACACCGGAGAGGCGGTCCTTATCCACCATCGCCATCGCATCTTTGGCGGAGAAGGCGTGGATGGCAGGGGCGGTAATACCTTGGTCGGTGACTTCGCCTTGGATAGTGCTAGAGGGGACGATACCTTCATCAACAGCTTCTGGAATGGAGAGCTTGGCAGCGGCGCGGATACTATCAATTGGAGAGGGAAGGGCGGCTTCCTCTCCTTCTAACTTAGGCTCCTCCGCCGCCATCACCTTCGGCCCAGCCCCCTTCCCCTCATCAATCGTCATCCCCTCCGGCCGAACCCTGATGAAGTCGTGAAGCTCCTTCGCCACCTCCGGATCGGCCTTCACTAACCAATCCACCAACGGGATATTCACATCCCCACCGCCAGCCCGCGCAAGGTCCATCTGCTCTGCGATCTCAGGAACCCAGCCGAGCTTATTATCACCCGGCTTCGGTGCGTAGTCCTCGCCAAAGAGCTTATCGATCCCCTCCAGATCGACTCCGATATGCGCATCTGTATGCTGCCCAATGAACTGCGCAAGCATCTCTGGCGCGCGCTCTTTCGTCGTGGACTGCTGCACTTCTGAGAAGAGGTCTTGAAGATTCTTCCCATCCAACTTCGCCTGCTCGGCGTGGGCTTGGTCGGTTAGCTCATCAAGTCCGACCGGCGGCACTCTCCCATTCGCCACATACGGTTCGACCTTCCCCGCCGAATCGGTGATCGCTTTCACCGCCCCTTTCAGCATCTTATTGTGCATTGCAATATCAACTGGACCCAGCGCTTCTCCAACAGGGCCTAGTGACGCAGCAAGGCCTGGATCAAACGCGGCTTGCAATGCCTTCTCTGCGAAGTCCGGTGCGTTAGGGTACCCAAGCTGCCGCCCGAGTTCTCCTGCTCCGGTAGAGAGTGCTCCGGCCATTCCTTGGAGGATGTTCTGCGCTTCGTAAGATTGGCCAAGGGGGGTGTGGAGAAGGATTCGGTTGAGCAGGCTGACCATCTGCGGAGAAGCATTGGTCAGGTTCTTTACCTTATCAAGCTCCTCCTGCGGCAGACCAACACTTTCCCCGTGGTACTGCTTGAACCCCTCCACCGCAGCTTGCATAACTGCCTTCGCCCCCCGCGCAAATGGCGCAAGCTTCTGCGAGATCGAATCCAGCGTTCCCCAATCGTCATTGCTGACCTTCGCTGCCATCGGAGAGGAGTTGACGTAATCGACAAGGTGAGGGTTCCCTTGTACGATATCGCTCGCGAGCTTCTGCTTGTGCTGCACATCAAACTGGTCGAGCGAGGAGTAGACAACGCTAGGCGGCACCCCTGTCGCCTGCGAAATCTCCATCGCTCGACCAGCATTATCCGGCTCAGCATCGCTGTCTGAGACTACTGCTGTTTGTGCAGCCTGCCGAGCCGGGCCGAAGATGTTCTCTATGGTATCGGAGTATTGGCCCATCAGCGTTGCGGTACCTCTGGCACATCTGTCTCCTTCTTCGCGGACCCGCCATACAACTTCTTATACTGATCCGCCGCGTAGATGCGCTGGACCTGCTCATCCGTCGGAGTGATGCCAGAATACTTCGCAGAGAAGTCTGCGTGAATCTGATCAGCGTCTTCCTGCGGGACAGGGCGGGAGAAGAATGGCTGGCTAGTCTGCCACCAATGATGGTGTTGCTCAGCGAGGAGAGAGTTGCCGATCTCCTGAACCTCATTCATCTTCGGTGAGCGCTTATGCTCGGTAGCGAAGTCTTGCAGCGCATCTTGAAGAGAGCCGATGAACTGGTAGTAGGTGTCCTTGCTCCCGGTCTTGGTGATCCCAGCTGCATTCAATTCCGGCGCGAGGGTAGAGAGTGCACGGGTTACGCGGGGGTCGGCCTCGGAGTTGGACTTGAGCTTTGCTTGGAGGTTGATAAGCTCCACCTTCGTCCGGTTTGGCAGGTTCGCGTGGCCGGTTATGATATCCTCATCAAGGAAGCTGGCGGGGTCGTCGTATGCCTGGCCTTTCAGCTGCTGATAGTCCCGCATGGAATCCTGCGTCCAAGCATGATCACCCTTCGCGTTCTGCACGATCGCAGTAAGGACGCGCTTCTGGTGCTGGGCATCAAGCTGCCCCCAAGCGGTGGCGACATCTGGTGAGACTGCCTTTAGTTCCTCGATCGAAGTCGGCAACTTCCCACCCTGCCCTCCAGTGAGGATCGCGCTATCCACTGTGTTCATATTCGTGTAGTCTTGATCTCGCTTGATCGCCTTCTGCTTATTCACATCTGAGATCATCCGGTCGCGCGCGTAGTCTCCAGCGAGAGGATCGTTACGGGAGTAGACATCGGCCTTGCTCTCTGCGATAGTAGCTAAATCGGCGAGCGGAGTGTTCTTTGCCAAAGTGGCATTGGCATTAGCAAGGTATTGTGGTACTGTCCAATGCCCATCACTCGCTGTTCCAGCATCCTTCACTGACTTCCCAGAGAACCACATGCTCGCGGCTTCGTTGAAGCTACCGTACTTCTCCATGTACCCGCCGAAGACCGTCTCGAAGACTTTCTCCTGCGCAGCCTGATCTCCAAGGAACTCCTTCGACGTCATCGAAGGCAGGCCAGCCTGCGAAAGGAACTCTGGAAGATTGCTCTGCATGACTTGGTACTTGCCCAATGCGCGATCTCCACCCTTTGTCGCTGGGCCGATTGCATTGTAATCTCCCCCGCTCTCATTCCCAGCAATAGCAGCCTTTGCAGCAGGCATAGGTACTGCCTTATCACCCAACGAGGTGTCGCGGCCAGATCGAATATCAGCGGAGATGTTTCTAGCGCCGGTGGTATAGACTTGCTGGCGGACGATGCGCTGGACTTTCTCAAGGTCCTCTCCACGAACATCCCCGTTCGCGATCGCATCATCGAGCATTTTCTGCGCGCCGAATGGATTTGTCCTCGCGGTTCCTTCAATCCGATTCATCCACATTGAGGAGTGGTTCTTGGAGATGTTGTAGTTGATCTGGTCGTCGCTCTCACCCTTTGCGGCGCCTTGTTGCCGAACCTCCTCATCTCCAGCTTCGAGTTGGTTGTTGAAGTTCCGCTCGTCGCTTGGGTCGATCAAGGCTTGGTCATTGAACCCCGCCACGCGGGCCTTACTCGCCCCGACCGCCCACCCCTTCTGCTCTGCCGCCGCATGCCCCGCGCCATTGAAGATCGTCCTTGACATCGTTGACATCGAGGTAGAGTCGAAGAGCTTCTGCGCCATTGCAGTTGGGAGGGAGTCGCGGGTCTGCTTGCGGAGGTTCTCGATATCCGCGGTGTACTTCGGATAGGCATTAACCGCATCCTTCCCCTCTAGCGAGGAGAACTTCGCGTGAAGATCACCCACTTGCATCATGTAATTCGCATCAGCCTCGCGCGCAGTCGTCTCGTTCTGAAGGTCTTGTAGCGCGATAGCACGCGAGAAGAGTTCGTTCCCAACTTGGCCGACGCTCGACCCAAGCCCCTGCAAGGCATGGCCGATATTAACCCCGAATGCATCTGGAGGAGTGTTAACCGCCAGCCGAGGAGTGGGGATGTCCTGTGGAATAACAGTCGGATAGGGGGTGTATGGTACTTGTGCCAAGATGGTCCTCAATAAATCGCGTAGTCACTTGCGCCAGTATAGGGCTGGCTCCCACCACCGCCACCAAAACTACTACTTCCCTGCAACCACTTCGAGCTAACACTCCCCGCGCCGCCAACAATACTGGTGATGGCCCCTATCTCCCCAGCCGTCTGCGCAGTGCTGGCGCCCATCTGATAAAGCCCCGCCTGCGCTGTATCCTCCGCCCCCTGCACTTGAAAGCCATAGGCCCGCTTCGCTGCATCACTGCGAATCACACTTTGATTCTCTTGCCCAATAGCGATCTCGCTCCCGCGCACAAGCTTCGCTGAGCCGGAGTTGGGGTCGATATTCCCCGCACCTTGCGCCGCTATAGTCCGCCCAACCTCCGCTCGCGTCTTAAGCCCGCTATCCTCCGCTTGTATTCCACCAACTGCTATGGCGTAGTTCGCATTCTGCTGTGCCACTTGCGCGTTCATTTGCGCGATGCCAGCTTGGTAGTTGTACATATTGGATTGGGCTTGGCCGGAGAAGAGAGAGCCAGCCGCGCCCAATATCCCGCCAGCGGCCGGTGCCGCCATTCCAACTCCAGCAATAGCAGGAGCGAAGGCCATCAGTCTTTCCTTCTAATCGAGAAGTGAAGCTGGCCATCCTCTCGCGCAATGATCTCTGCGCCAAGCCACTTCAACCACTGTACCGCGCGCACTTCCTTCTGGTCGATATGTCCAACGATCGTTGGATAAGCCTGTAACATCATCTCAACCACTCTCTGCGAGTAGCGGGTGAAGAGGAACTTATGCTCTTCGATAAGGTCGGTGGTAAGTAGCCAGAGATATGCCTGCTCTGATAGCACACTCGGGGGGATCAGCCCCCACACACACGCTATCTTCCCATCCACCTCTCCGCTCCAAGCGAAGGCGGATAGGATCAGCAACTCATCAAGTGTCTTGTCCACACCCGCGAACTCCGCTACTTTACTCCGCGCAATCACATCCCCGCGGTCGAATTCCCCCACTCTCGCAACGGTAATCATCCTGCCCTCGCATTTTTTGTATCGCCGAGCTCTACCTCTGGGATTACCCCGAGTACAGTCGCGGGGTACGGGAGGTTCTGCTGAATACAGAACTGGCCAATCTCTTGCCAGAGTGGATCGAGCTTTATATAAGCGTCGATCGTTGGACCACTTTGGTTCAAGCTAGGGTTCACCAAATCCCCGATCTTTGTCGGCCCATTACTCTGACTCGGTACCGCTCCGATCTGAAGGTCCTTCACTGTCACGGCGTTGGCGAAGGTCGTACCCACTTGCAGCCCGAGTGTGTCTGCTGTTCGCAGAGTCAGGCTTGGTATCTTCTTCCGCTTGCTCTGACTCGTTGGCTCGCCGAGATCGAGAGGCAGCGTTTGCAATTGCGGGACGAAAGCTAACCCAAGCGTCACTTTGCTGGCAGAACTCGTAAGCGTGATTGTCCCGCCAGCAGAGACAACTGTCAAGGGGACAACCGATCCATCGGCGGTGCCAGTAACGGACATTCCGATCAGTTGCATCAACCCGGTTATTGTAGTGACCGGTTCCCAGATAGTGTAGCCTGTGGTGACGGGATATGGGACACCTGTGTAAGGATTGAGGAGAGTCGGGGTGCGAGTCACTGTAGCTGTGACAGCAGAGGTGGATGTGTAGGCGGTGATAGTATAGATGCCCCCGCCAGCCCGGACAACCCAGCCAACCATGCCTGAAGTAAACGGCGCGTCAACCGTGTCAGTTAAGGTGACACTTGTGCCAACTGCCCCGGAGCCAGTGACAGTAAGCGTGCCCGTTGGCGAGACTTGTGGCAGGGTCTGTAGCGCACAGTCCACACTCCACGAGTCTTCATAGCCGTACGGGAAGAATCGATCCGCAAGCCGCTCAACATACTGAACAGTGTTGCCGTTCACTAACCGCTGTACTATGACATAAACCGCATCAACCACATTCCCATTTCCCACCGTCTCAATCACCGAGCAAACTGAGGTGAATTGCCCGTTTGTATCATGGTGCGCCCAGCCGATAAGGTCTTGCTCTTTCACAAATCCCAGCGATAGCATCGTTCCATCATTGCGGATCGCCCATATTGTCTTAAACGGTTCCTCTGCCAAAGCCCAATCGAGGAGGTAGTAGTTGAAGAAGAGATGGTTGGAGAGGACAGAGATATCGCTGCCGGTATAGATGTTGGCATAGATGTTGTAGGTGAGATCGCGGACGTAGCTGCCCTTGTTGGTTCCGTAAAGGACATCGAGGTTGATCTTGAGCGGCCGAAGATCGTTAGCGCCGTTGAAGGCTTGAGGGGTTGCAGTTATGCTCGCAGGGGTGATTGGATTCGACGTTGAAATGCCGCCACCGCCATTAACGAGCCAAGCGCCTTTCCCTGTTAGCAAAATCAATCCTGTCGGGACAGGAATCATTGAACGGATGTCGTTTAGCTCTTCGGAAATAATCGTTGCGCTGACAGCGTCGTCATCCTCTGCAGGATTCGAGATGTTGAAATTGAAGAAACTCCCTGGCTGCGATAGGTTTGCGGTTTGAATTGCCCCTGGTTGTGCTGCAAGAACAAGGCGCTCTTGTTCAAAGCTAGGGACGCCGGGATTGCCAGCGGAGACGGAACCGAGCGACGCGGTTGCAGTAGCGCTGCCAGAAAGGGTTACGGCTGGAACTGTAGTGTAGCCAAAGCCGCCTTGTATCAATACGAGCGCTGCGATGTCCCAAGTAACTGCGATGATGATATCTTGGTTGAAGGTAAATTGGCCGCTACCAACGTTGGTATTGCCGTAGGTGAATGAAGATGGCGCAGAACCAGAGGAGATATTTCCACGGTTAACTATTGAAACCGAAGTGATTTCCCAGCCAAAGCTAAGAGTCGTCCCCGTAATTTCGAAAACAACTCCGTCATAACCAGTTATTAATTGATTAATAGGATTGCCATTAGTCGCAACCGCAGTTTGAGTTATGCTATAAGTATTAACTTGCAACGTGGCATACGCTGTTGCCTGCAATCCGCTCGACGGCACAGCGATTGTTACAGGCGGGACAGCGGTATAATTTGCATTAGTACCCAACGTCAAGCTCTGAACACTCGCGCCGAGGAATGGGTTCTGCACAATTGGCGGAGTTTGTGAAAAGTCAGGGTCTATCCCTGGATATGCATCGGTGAAACTTAAGGCCGAGACATTTCCCACGAACCCATACGGTGCGCCAGAGACAATCGTAGCGTTATAGTTTGGAGCTGCCTTATAGACGTTGTAACTAACTGCCCCCGGACTCGCCTGCCACGCTATCGTATTGGACCCAGGCGTTGAGCCTAGGTATAAATAATCTGCCAGCGTCGTCGGTGTCGACGGCACGCTCTCTTGGCCGTTCCTATCAACCGCTGTGACGAGGTAGCCGTAGTACCACGAGCCTGAGTTAAGCGTTGTGGCTGAAATAACGCTCGTGGGGGCAAGAACAGTTGGACCGAAGGTGATTGCGGTATAGGTCCAAACATTCGCTGAGACGATCGTAAGGATCGCAGAGGGATAAGTGGGATGGCATATGATTAGCGAGGTTACATTCTGCACCCACTTCAGTCCAGGATTTCCCGTTGCTGGATTCGGGAATAAATCGCTAGCGTTGTAGGGAGTGGTGATAGTATAAACCCGCTGCAACTGGCCGCCTGAGGTATAGGCTCCAGTAAAGGTGACAGCGTTGCCAAAGAGATCGGTGACGATAACATCCGTAGCGTCGGTCCCAGCCGCAACGATGAAGTAGCGACCGTTGACGTTCGTCAACCCTCCCCACCCGCTAGCGTAGACCCAATCGCCGGCAGCGTAACTATTTGCAATTGTAAAATCATTTCCACTCGCGGCGCTGCCTCCAGTGACCGCATTCTCGAGAATGTACGCACCATTCGAGATGAAGCGAATATAGTTCTGGCCAAATTCAAGCACATAGCTCAGGGTTGAACTAGGCTGAAAGGGAATTAGCCTAGCGCCAAGGGACTTGCATTGGTTGATGAAGCGAGTGCCGGGGCGGGTGCTAGCGCCACCACCGGAGTAATCAACGTACCAATTCCGGAGTAGAGCCGCGCCCGCGTGGAATTTTTGTACATCGACGCGACTGCGCAGTTTCGGCGCCCACTCACCGCTGGCGAAGGATGTTTGGATGAATGGCTGCGCCACTTAATCCTCAATACGGGCTGTAGAAACTACCCCAATCAAAGCTCATATTCGGACTATACTCCCAGTTGGGTCCTGAGGAGCCCCCGCGTACTCTTAAGAAGTCCGGCATCACATCATTCACTGTGATCCCTTCGTTTCCATCGGCCTTCCTCGCCTGCCCTACCATCTCATTAGTGAGACCGATTAAGGAATTGGCGAGAGCCTTATCCCCGTTCAGTTGGAAGGATAGCCTCGCCGCGAGGATATGGACCCAAGCATCTTGGAACAGCGCATCCATCACATTCGGGTCAGTAACGGAGCAGTTATAGCAGAGGATGGCGTTCTCTTGATTGCAAAGGAGCACTCGCTGCGGGGCAGGAGAGGAGACCGAGGACATAGTTAGGTTGAAAGTAGCGCCGGTTCCGTTCCCAACCTGACCGTTCGCGCCAGTGGAGAACCCTTGCGCGACAGGATTCGCGGGTGGCTGGTAGTAGCTCCCACTCAAACTCTGCGTCGCTGCGCCAGAGGGTGATTCGTTCTCGCCGAAGACTTGATTCACAACAGCGACAGTGGTGATAGCGCCTCCGACACCAATCCCAGTCACTTGCAATACCGCAGGCGCCCCTACGTTCATCGTTACAGTCGCGGGGGTCAGGGTGCTTTCTAAGGGAGGGTAGTACTGCGTGATGGTGTAAGTCGGCTGTGTGAGGAAGATCAGATCGCCAACAGCATAACCAAGCCCCGTTGCCGAAACCGCCGCCGCAGTAGCAGCGTAGAATTGGTCTGTGCTGACTTTGAACTTAAGCGGAGGCCCTGTCCAGCCAACATTGCTCGATCCTGTCGCGGTGCCGGGCGGATAGATTGGGATGCCGCCAGCGAGGGAGGTATACTGCGGCATGATCCAACGTGCGCGCATACAATCGACGGGGTATTGGTACTCGTAAGCCCACGGGGGTGCTGGGGTCCCAGGTTGCCACAGTGGAAGGTTTGTGTTTGGTGTGTTCTCTGGGGTTGTTGGGAGAGAGGTGATGTAAGTTAGGTTCGCGAACTTCTCCACACAATCCCATGGTGCCATCCGGTTCAACTCATCCCGAAGCTTGTAGATGATGAGGTTCGCCTGGATGGCTTCGTTGGAAGTATTGTTGGCGAACTCGGACGAGGACATATTCGTCCTCGTCCCAGCGAGCTGGAGTGCCCGGTTCGCGATATCAAGGACCGCGGTCACTTAATGCTTCCCTTGCGTTCCACAGTTCCCGCAGTTATCTTGATGCAACCCCGGCCCCTCTTCCATCTGCCCCATTGGCCCCTTCGGAGGGGAGTAAGGAAGGTCCTTACTTTCCATCACCCCGCCAGAACGAGCGCGGGGCATCTGCTTGTCCGGCGAATTCGGGCCAAACATATCAAGGATGTCTTTGGCCATTACTCAAGCTCCTTTCTTACCAGCTTTGCCTTCGGCGCATCTTCCTTCGTCGTCAACCTCGTCATCTCCGCCAAGGCGGCATCGTGTATGTGCCTGAACTGCGGGAACTTCGAGGGCAGAGTTCCTTCGATGATATTGAGCAGTTGTTCGATCTTATCCCAATCCATGTTCAATGCTTTCCCTGCGACCCCGCAGTGTGAGTGGTTCGGCTATCATCCTTCGGCGCAGTATAGCCCGGCCCCATCCGAATCCGATCACCACGGTAGCCGGTGTCACCGGTATCGGTGGCGTGGTTACCGAGAGCCTCACCGATCTGACTCACCCCCGCAGGGTTTATCAGCGTCGTCTTCGGCTCCACTTTCCGTCCTGAACTCATCCTTGTTCTCCTTTGGTTTCTCTAACTGCTTGGTGTGGTTGTAGCGATTCTCTGGATCAGCGGCCATCGCGCGGCGGACTTTGTTGAAGGCGCCGCCTTCGGCATTTAGCTCTTTCAGAATCTGCCGATAGCGGTCGTCCATCCGGCGGATTTCACTGAGGACATATTCCGGCACGTCCTGCCCATGCTCCTCGTACATATACTTGATATCGTGGACGTCGTGGAAGGCATTGACGAAGCGGCGGTAGCGCTCTGGCATATCCGATTCGGCGTCGCGGATGTAGCCCACCACTTGAGTCGTCTGCAAGCGAATAGTCGTCAACTCGCGCGCAATGCGTTGCAATAGGGCGACCGCACTGTCACTCTTAAGTTCTTCCTCAGGTGTCATTTCTTTTTCTTTCTCAAGATACCTGTACGTGCGTCGGCAGCGTTGAACTCTTTCGCAACCATGGGTGGGACACCGACCTTCCTCGCGAACTTTGGATTGTGCGCAGCGGCGGCCATCAACTTCGCTTGAGGCTTACTTTTGCTCGGCATTGGGCTTCTTCTTCGGCTCGTATTTGTCCTCAAGCTCTTTGATCTTGGCGTCGCGCTGTTTGACTTGCGCCTGCAACGCCTCGACCGACTGCGCCAGCCCGTTCACGGCATTGTCGATTTGCAACGCCATTTGCGACGGCGTGACTTGCTGCTGCGCTTGTGCAGTGCCAGCCAAACCCAACAGTGCGGCGACAACGATAGCTACTCTCATTTTATGTTCCCTGTTCGAGTGTCAGTGCGGTTGTTTCAATTGTTTCAGAAGCTCCCACACCTTCTTATCGAAAGCAACTTGGTACGCCTCAAAACATCTATCCATATAGTTTTCCACACCAGCGTCGCTATACTCCGCGCAGGCGTGATTCATTGCGGCCATGTCATCAGCAATTAGGCTGATGTGAATATTTTTATCATTGGCGTGGCCAGGAGCGTCGGATTTGTAAGTGTAGGACTCCCCGCGCAGCCCCATAATTCCAGCGACGCCCTGATCTGGCGTTATCTCTGCGATTAGATTTTTGTAACGAAGCGCGCTGATGCCGCAGATTGTGCTGCTTGTATCGCTCTCGACTTGCGATCCCGTCGCATTCAAACAAAGCGCGGCAGAACCGGAGCCGGAAGTTAAGCCAGTCAAGTAAAGAGGTGCCGCTATCGTTAGCGTCGAAGCGTTAATGAGAAACGGCTCAAGCACAGTGTCCGCGTCATTGACAGTTGCCAATTCAACCTGGGTTGAACTGGAACTTTTGACAAAGGCCGCGTCAAGATTTGTTCCGACCTTGAACTGCAATGGAACGGTAGCAACGGGAGTGATGCCGACCCCGACCGTTGTGAATACTCCCGTCGTTGGCGTCGTTGCGCCAACGGTACCGTTAATGTTGATCGAGGCCGTACCAGTGAGGTTCGTCACGGTGCCAGATGACGGTGTGCCGAGCGCACCGCCGCTAATCAAACAAGCAGCCGAACTCCAAGCAGGCAGGCCGCTGGTGACGATCAGGCAATCGTTAGTCGAGCCAATAGCAAGTCTTTCAATGACATTGCTAGACCCGCTGTTTGTGTAAACATCGCCCTTGGCATCCGAGCCAAAGTCGGCGGTTACGCCACCAAGCAAATCAGTGGATGACGCAAGCGTCTTGTTGGTCAGTATTTGCGCCGCCGCTATGCCGGCAATCGTGTCCGTCGCTGCCGGGAGCGTCCATGTGTAGGTCGATGCGGCCGAAGGCGCGACCACTTCGCCAACGCCAGAGCTAGAACCCGCAAGATAAATCCCAGTCCAGCCGAGAGAACTACTGCCCAAAGCATCGGTATAAGTGACGGTAGGAACAAAATTGCCAGCCAGCGCCAGCGCGCCCGCTACCGAGTTGCCGACATTAAGAACAACGGGCGTGTTTAACCCAACATTGATCGGAAATTTACTGTTCGTGGCGTCGAGCAAATACCAGTTGCCGCCAGATGCCATGCTGACTTTCCAGCTTTGGCCGCCGAGTGTCCATTCAAGTTGATTGCCCTCGGTGCCCGTTAGCGTCAAAAGACTGCCGAGACTGGTTGCTTTATTAAGTGAAATCGAGGCATCCCCGCTGGCGCCGATCTGCAAGATGTTGGAGGCGTCGAGATTCATCATTAGAATGTCGGCGCTATTCGCAGCGTTTCGTCCGTAAATCCCAATGTTGTTTTTGATCTGCAAATGCGGATCGCAGGTCATCGTAAATGCGATGGTTGGAACATCATTGGCAAAATCGAGCGGATAACACTGACCACCCGTTCCAGTTGTTTCACCGATTACCCAATTGCCTGGCGATGTGCCGGTGCCCTTATTTCCAATAATCAACTGACTTTGCGCACTTGTGTCGGTGCCGTTGAAAACGATAAAGGTGCCAGCGTCGGAGGGCGGCTGTATCAAAAGATTAGTGGGAACATTCGTGACGTTTGGCGCTGGTCCGATTTCGACTAAATTGGCCGTCTCGTCGCCGAGCAAAAAAGCTCCGTTGCTATCGGCACCAAACTGGATTGCGCTCAGTCCATTAAACTTCAACAAATAGCCGCCAGTCGGAACCGTGATAGTCGTACCGCTGATCGAAAATGCGCAGTTATTCCCCAACAGTGTTCCAGTCGTATTGGCCCATGGCGCGGCGCAGCCGATGGTGGAGGTACCGGAGCCAATAACTGCTCCGCTGCCTGAAATAATTGACGAAAACGGAATAGGCCCAGGTAAGCCTCCGCCTACAGTTCCACAAGCGGAATCGGCGCCGAAGTTGCCATTGCATTGTGCCGCCGCACTGTTAAGGGTAGCAAACAATGATATGAATAAAGCAACAGCTAAGGTTATTTGTTTCATTGCGGATTCGTCCATCCCTTCTGCTCATTGCTCGGGTTCAAGGTCAAGCCTCCGTAGTTCGCGGTGATCGATACTTGCGTGAGGCCAAGGATGTTCTCTGCGTTAGAAGCAGGCTTGATAATGATTGGGTTAGCTGCGGCGAAGCCACCGATGTCAACGACGGTGACAGGCTTCTTTGCGTAGAGTGCCCCCTGTGTCACCGCTGGGACAGTAGGATAAAGTGCCGTTGGGAGTATGATCGTTACCGCCCCTGCCACAGCGACTTCGACCAACGTAACATCCGGAGTAAGAGTATAGGTCCCAGCAGCAGTGATCCGAGCAATAGGGTTCAGACCAGGGAGCATAACCCACCCAACACTCGGGCCCATATAGGTCCGAACCAACTGGCGAGAAGTGCCACCTTGATCCAAGTCAGTTTGCGAAGACATTAGAACTGCCCATACCCAACCGATCCAGCGATCCGAGCAGTACCAACTGTTAAGCAAACATCAGCGCTCTGTGGAGCGACGAGAATAGCACCAGCCCCGACACCATAACCATCGGGTTGGAGGGTAATGCCAGTGCCGTAGGTATCAGGGCCATCCAATATAGTGGTACCTGTTCCGCAGTTTGTGCCAGTCCCAGATGACCAAGTCACCACGGCTCCAGAAGCCGGGACGATATGCCAGCTGGTGATGTAGGTGGACTTCCCAGCAATACCGGCGATTAGTTTAGTCTGGGCCTGAGTAGAAGCTGGTAGTGCAACAGTTGCCTGAGTAGTTGGGATCGGACCCATTGGGCCCTGCTGTGCGAGGGCTTGGGCTGCGAAACTAAGTAATAAAGCAAGGGAGAGAGTTAGCCTTCTCATGTGAGCCGCCTCCCACCAACTGCCTTCGATTCTGGCACAACCATCCGCGCCAGAATCTCTGTCTGCTGCTGCATCATTGCAGTCATCGAGGCCATCAGTTGTTCAAGACCAGCAATTTGTGGAGCTTGCTGTACCTTGTCCTTGAGTTCGGCCATCTGATTGATGAAGCCGAGTTCGAGGCGTTGGCCATAGCTGAGCCCCTCAACCTCCGGCGCGTTCCAACTCTTCTCAAGCCGCGCTGAGATTTCCTTCGCCTCATCGTCGAGCGGAGTCATGCATGGAGTGGGATCGCCGATGAAGATGACATCCTTCGGCTGCGGATTGTTGCCATCGGAGACGATGATATCGCAGAACTCCGGGTCCGGGTCGCCCTGGCCAAAAGCCTTCAGGTCGTCCTCGTACTTTGGATTGATGTAAAGCGGAACCTCAAACTGCGTCCGCTTTGGGCGGCCAGTGCGGCGGTCGATCTCTTGGTACTCCCACTTCATTCCAAGCACTCGGAGGTAGTGAGCATCGGTAAGTTTCCATCGGGCCATGTTACTTTCCTTTCTTCCAAGCCAGCGCTATCTTTGAGCGCGGGGCGATTTCAACAAAACGCTTAGCGAACTTCTCGGCGGAGGCCTTATTCCCATGAGCAGCGTAGAGTGCCCATGCACCATAGGTGAGATCGGCGGACCAAGGATCGGTCTGTAGTGCTTTGGCAACAGCTTCAACTGACCCTCCATGAAGGATCGCGGAGTAGCCCAGCGCTGTGCGGATGAAGCGGTTCCAGGGGAATAGCTGAGCTGCTTCTACCACCCGCCCATGGCCAGATAGCTGGTCGGAGACGAGTCCGCTCAATCCAAGCCACACGCCAACCCCGGCAAAGAGCCCCCAGCGCAACCATGCCCAGAAACCCCTCGACAGGTATAGCTGTTGGGAAAGCCACCAAGGCAACGGCGCAGAAGGCCCACCAGAGATAGCGCCACGGGCCGTGCGTGAAGAGGGCAATCGCCACCAGCCCGAAGAGCGGTATGGCCCCGATACCGAACTCGAAAATAAGCTCAAGAAAGTCATTGTGCGCGCTCTCTGGGCGGGTCGCCATCGTGTCTGTGCGCGTGGCGAAGTGTGGGTAGAGGGTAAGGAATGAACCGGCGCCACGGCCGAAGGGGGAAAGCCCATCGACCGTGTCAAGCCAGATTGCTTCACGCTCTAAAAGAGAGGAAGTCGATGGCTTATGCCACCAACCAATCGCGCCGAGAGGAAGGACTAAGGCAAGGGCGAGAACGAGACCGCGCCAACGCAGCTTGTCCCAAAGCCACACTCCGCCCGCTACCCCAAGCGCGAGGAGGGCAGTGCGGGAATCGGAGAGCCAGATGCAAGGGAGGGTGAGGGTGAGGGGCCAGAATTGCCGTGTGGTGAGAAGTCCAATTGAGGTGAGTGCCGCTACTTCACCGAATGGATTGGCATTTACAAATAACCCCGACGGGGCGCCAGAGGTTTGTGGAAGGAAGTGCCAGCCGAAGGCCTGCGCAAGGGCAACGGCGAGGTTCACGCCGAGCCCCATCGCTGCACCAAGGAGCAGCCGATCGAGCCGATACCCAGCCGCACTAACGCAGAAGCTGAACGCAAGTATCCAAAGCAGCCAGAGCTTCCACACTCCCTGCACAAGCACTGGCGTCCATAGGAGTGAGATGGAGGCATAGGCGAGAAAGGCCAGGCCCAACCAATGAGCCCAGCCCATCTCAATCCTACACGTTAGGACAAACGGTAACACGCAGGATAAGAGAATCCAACCGGACAGGATCATAAACCCTGTCACAGCTGGGATGTAGACTAGCGGTAAGGCTAGTCCGAGGAGGAACATTAGTAATTCGCTCCGAGGCAGATGTAGTTGTAACTTTTAGACGCTGCCACAACGGTGGCATTGATGCCGGTGTTGGTGACGGTGAAGGTCGGAGCGGTAGTGCCAGCAAGTTCTTGCAGGATGCAGGAAGGGGCGTTGGCGAAGGCTTGGCCAAAGGTGACGATAAGGGTCGTTGTCAAGGATGGAATAGATACCACCCCCGCCAGATCAGTGGCTGTGCCTACGAAGGTCGGCGCTCCACCTAGACCACCAGCGGTTATGGTTGGTGGGGTAGATTGGCCCACTGAGTCGAGGTGGTAGGGAAGGAAGATGTTGTTGTTGGAGTCCATAGGCACAGGGCCGCGCGGGTCTTGCGAGCCTTGGAGTGACTGGGTAAGATTCTGCGCCCCGGCGATAGTCATGCCGAAGGCGAGAATAGCAACAAAGGGAAGAAGGATTCTGCGCATGTTCTGTTACCTCCTCCGATACCATGTTAAGGTGGCGTAGTCAAACTGCCATTCTGCACTCGCCCCAGCAGACAAGGTTTGGGAAGAGTAAGTCTGGGCCAAGGTCTGGTTTTGTGGAGTGGTGGTGGTAGTGACGGTGGTATTGCTGGAGAAAGAAGAACCAGTACCATTCACAACCGAGAACACTTCCCCATCGAACGCGGGGTTCGGTAGGGTTACGTTCCAAGTGGTGATGGCGCCAGTAGCGATCAGATTCCCAACCGCGTTGGTAGGGGCTGAGGCAACAGTTGTTCCAGTAGCGACGAGTTGGTAGCCACTGGAATTACGGACTTGATTGATGGTAGCATAGGTGCTTTGGCCCCCGATCCCACCAATGGAGACGACGAATGTCTCTGCGCCGGTTAGGTTGTAGAACGTAAGCTGTTGGGCTATCGCTCCACCAGCAAGGGCCAGCGCTAGGATGGCCCCTGCTATGAGATACCTTCGCATCAATTCGACACAGTGACCCCGGCCGGATAGCCGGAGAGTGCGCCGCCAGTTCCTTCAGGTTGGAGGAACTGGTCGAGGACGATCCCTGCTTCCACAGCCCCGGCAGTGAAGGTGCCGACGGAGATGTATTGGAGACGAAGGAAGCGCGGGAGGACTTGGCCTGGGATCACGCGTGGGACATCGACGTTGGCAAGGTAGGCGCCAGCGGTAAGGTTCGTGAGAAGAACGGCAGGGCCGGTCCACATTGTCGTGTAGGAGCCGGGGACACCAGCGCCAGAGTCAGGGGCTCCCGCCATCTGAGCTTGGAGAGAGGTGCCGCTGAGGAAGGCGGTCGTCACCTGAACAAGGAGTTCGAGGGTATTATCGCCCCCGATCCCGATATCGCGAGCACCACCACCATTCGCCGAAGTCGGAACGCCAGAGGTGACGCCGAGATCGAGGATGTTGGTGGCGGTTTGAGTGCCGGTAGTCGGGGTGTCGGTATTGCCCGAGGCCCCAGAGAAGAAGAGAAGACTGTCTAAGATCATCTGGGTTCTCCTTAGATGTTGACTTCGTTGGAAAGGATCGCGTCGCAGGTTCGGACAGGGATGCCGCGGAAGGTAGTGATAGGCTTCCCGTCAAATTCCTCAATCCGAAGCAGGACGTTTGTTTTGTTCATCGCCTGGAGATCGAGGTAGGTCCGAATGATACGATTGCAGTAGATCACCGACCGGCCCATGTTCGCCCGGATTTCCGGAGTATCGGAAGTCTGGATGGTGCCTGAGGAGACCGGCTGCGTGGGCAAGCGGTAGATCGCGCGGACGATCAGGTTGATAAGGTTCGCCGCGCTCACACCAGTCAGGAGGGTCACGTCGATGTTCGCGATTCGGACGACATACCGCCAATCGCGGAGGACGTAGCCGATTTCCCACTTGAAGTGGTCTCGGTAGGCTTGGTAGGTGTTGCCAGAGGAGTCGGAGACAGGCCACTCACCCATATCCCGATGCTGGAGCCCGGTGATCTTTCCCTTCGGGAAGGTCGCGTGGGCAGTGTCGTCACCCCAAACGTGAATCCAGATTGAGGTGTTGGTCGAGGCGGTGCCGCCGCCGGAGAGGACGTTATTGGCGGTCTGGGAGTTGGCGGTGCTTGAGGTCGAGTACCGCGGCGCCCAGCCGGTGAAGCGTTCCGGGTTGATGAACTGGTTGCCGTAGATTAGAGTGGAGGCAACCTGCTGCGACATCCCTTCGAGGAACGCCCGGACTTCAGACAACCGGAACTCTTGGGTGTTACCGTTGAGGTCGGCGATGTCCTTGTCGATCACGGAGTAGGTTTCGAGATTGCCGCAGGTGTCCTGAATCTGCGCGGTCGTCGACTTCGCATTCGGGACACCTTGGTTCAGCAAACGCCAAGTTGCTTGCGGAAGACCAGTGCGGACGGTGGTCTTGTGGCCGGTTGGGAGATTGCCCTCAACGACCATCATATCCTCCAAGACCTCATTGGTCTGCGAGAGGAGTTCGATGATCCGGGCAACCTTATACCCGTCGTCAATACGACGGGCCCAATCGGCGTACGTCAGTGCTTGACTGCCAATCGTTGCCATTAATAAGCTCCTTTAGGTTGCGGTTGCGTCATCGAGGATTGCTCGATGACTTCAGTCCAGGCCAGATGGCCGCAGCCGCAGACGGAGAAGCCTTGCCCGGTTCGGATTGACCGCCGGGGGATGGCCCTTTGCCAGAGACGTGCGTGCCTTCGGATAGTTGCTTTGCCCAGTGGTCGATCGCCCGGATGAACGCGGGATGGTTCCCGGCTCCGGTGATGTCCATGAGTTCGCGAAAGTCCGAGGCCAGTTGTTGATCGGGTAGGGAGTTGAGTAACGCCCCGATCCTTACGTTTACTTCCTTCCCGGCGCCGAGCTTGCCTCGGAGGTCGGGGTGGGATTCTGCATCTGTCTTCCACTTCGCCGTCATATCGGACCAAGCTTTGTAGGGGGCTTGCGCGGCTTCGGAAGTCAGCTTGGTGTAGAGGTCGATCGTCTTCTGACCTTGCTCTTGAGAGAGGTTCAGGTCTTTGAAGAGGGTGTCGGCCTGGGTCTTGACTTCTGGCGCGAGGGTGAATCCTTCGGGGACAGTATAGTCGGCGTATTTCTCGGGAGCGGCGGAAGTGCCCTTGGATTTGTCGGCAGCCTTCCCATCGGTCCCTGTGTCTGATTTGCCCTCAGCTTTGGGAGGGTTCTCAGACTGGTTAAGGAGCGTCTTGCCCGCATCACCTGCCTCCGTTGAGGTCTGCTCGCTCGTCGTAGTCGGATCGGACTTCGTCGTCTGGCCATCCACTATCTGACCGTCCGGCATCCGCGTTATCCCCGACGTGTCGGTCGTTGTCTGTGTTTCTTCGGCCATCTGCTTGTTCCTTGTCTGAAGCTTCACGCATCATTGAGATGTATTGGTCTGGGGCGCTTGACATCACGTCGGTGAGGAGTTGAAGACCGGCGTTCCGCTCGCCCTCGGCAAAAGCGGTTCGGTACGGATCGTTAGAGAACGAAGTTTGGAATACATGGGACCGGACAAGCCAGTCGTGGACATAAGAGCGGCCCGCCGAAGACGACATAAGGGTGAAGATGACAGTCGCGCGCTCTGCTTCGAGGGCTTTGGCGGCCTTTCGAGCGGCACGGATTTGGCGGGTGTCTGAGGCATTGTCCATCACGCTTGGCCAGTCAACTTGGTTAATAGATTGCCGCCGCTAGTGAGATTTGCACCAGCGAGATTCTTCGCCCCAGCAGAGAGCTTGTTGGCGATATCGGCCTGCTGCGCCTGCGCCTGCTGTGCTTGTTGCTGCGCGCGCTGCTGGCGGATTGCCGCGAGGGCAGCGGGGGAGCGGGTCAAGTCAGGCTCACCAACTTTAAGCGCCGCGATCTTCTCGAAGGAGCGGTCCATGTCGATGTTGTCGATCATCGTCGGATCGACACCGGCGAACTGTGAAGCGAGGTTCATGATCTCGATAATGGAGTTGGCCTTGTTCGCGTTCTGGGAGATTTCGATCATGGAGGAGAACTCAACGCGAAGGTGTTGGCCTTGGGCCTCGCGAGGGGCACGGGGCAGGACTCCCGCCCGAGAGGCAATACCGAAGACGCGATCGTGGAGAGGGGCGAAGGCCTCGTGGTTTAGCCGTTCGAGAACAGGGCCAAGCATGAGCATTGCTTCGGCTTTACGCGCATCGATCTCCGTCGCGGTCACGCCCGAGCGGGTCTCGTACTGCGAGATGGTTTGGAAGAGGTTGTTGTAGAAGGTCTCGCCCACCCGCTGGCGAACCTCCTGCATCTGCTGCATCATCTCATTGACTTGGGGGTTGACCATATAGGCGGGGGCGAAGCCTGTGCGGCCTTGGGAGAGGATACCTTGGACGTAAGTAACGCCGCCGGGGAGAAGCGAAGCTGGCTGGTTCTTCAACTGCACGTCAGCGATCATCGGTGGGTTGACCATCTTGTCAATCCCCTGCGAGAGCCGCTTCGTCTCTAGTTGAAGTTGTTTGATATCTGGAAGAGCATCCATCCCTGGCGATCTTCCGTAAGCGTCATTAGATACGAGGTCCCATCGGCAAATGATTGCAGGAGACTCGTGAAAGCCCCTTTTTCTAAGGAGTCCAGGAGAATAGGAAGAGCCTCCTTGAGGAGAAGCGGACCCTCCCCATTCCCAGTAGCACTCGCGGTAGGGGAAGCTTTCCGGAATACCAAACTTTCTTCCGTCTTTATTTGGCTCCACCATATGCGCCACGACCAGTTCACGGGTGAGGCTGGTTCCGCCCTCAGCCCAAAGCCGTGCGGAGGAAGGGGAGAGATTCTGAACCCCGAACTCGTCCGCAGCTTGGGAGATGGTATTGGTGAACTCGCGCGCGAAGACAACAGGGCGGTAGCTGCCGGAGTTATCGACATAGTATTCGCCGAGGCAAGGGTTGTAGCAGCGGATCACGTTGTCGAAGTCTTCGTAGATCAGCATGACCGCGGTGCCGAAGACGACGAGATCGAAGTAGAAGATGGCGAGGGAGTCGTAGAAGTTCGACTCGGAGAGGATCAGGCCGACGATCCGCTCGACCTCCGCGAGCCAAAGGGAGACTGGGGAGGTGGTTGTGGAGTCGAGATGGCCAAGTTTGTACTTGAACCAACGCTTGGTTGGGTCCGAGCAACCCATCATCATCCCGGCGGCGAGGTTACGGGCAGCGAGGGTGCCAGCGGAGTCAAGGATGTGTTGGTTGATCGGCGAACCACGGGCCATTTGGTTCGGGGTTATGAGCCATTTATAGCGGCGGGGGAGGATATAGTCGGCCAGTTCCCGCCAGTGGGTCCACCATGAAAAGCGATTGACGCGCAGCCCAATCAGCCGAGACTCTGCCGCTTTGCGAAACGCAACATCCGGCCCATCCCACTTTGGCTCAGCGCGAGCGGTGGCTTTGCGCACAGCACTACGCGCTCGGGGATCGAGGTTAGGGAGGGTCGTGGCAGCAGAGGCGTATTGTTCCATTACTTCGGCTTCTTCTTATCGTCTTCTGGGCCGAACCGCCCCTGCTGCTTCATCGAGGCAAGGGCCATCATCAACATCTGCTCAGAAGGCATTGGGCCTTGAGGCCCTTGCGGCGATGGTTGGCCGGGTTTGGTGAAGGGGACGATCATTGGCCGATCAGGCTCTTCTGCCCAGTATTACTTTGGTTAGCAAATAGCCCTGCGCCAAGGAAGGTTGGCTGCGAGGGCTTCGCCGTTGGCTTCTGTCCTTGGGGGGAGTTCTGTGTCAGGCCTACTGGTGCAGCCGGGGCCGCTGGGAGAGTAGGGAGGGCTGGAGCAGGTGGGGCAGAGAAGCTCATGCGGCGAGTTCTTTCTCAAGCCGAGCGATAGGGTCATAGTCGCTCTCGACACTTGCCTTTGGAGGGTGCTCACCGCCGGCCTGAAAGTTTGAGGCAAGGGCATGGGAGAAGGTGAGGGCAAGGGCGTCGATATCGTCGAGTTCGAGGTCGGGATCGAGCTTGAGCATGTCCTCTTTCGAAACAAGCTGAATCTCATCGCGCTTGTTCAGGGTGTATTTGATCGCGCGGAACTGCTTTATCAGCGTGGGGTCGTTGGGGATCATCCCAACCTTGAGCCACGCGCGAAGGGCGCCGTACATCCCGCCACGCTTGTTGCTGTACTTCTCCCCCTGCGAGCCCCAGACTGTGTGAGGGGTGTCGTCCTTTCCGCCGAACTGAACGTCGTAGCAGAACAGGGCCTTCGCGCGGAGTTGGTCGACGACGCCACCGCCGACGCCGCCGCCATCGACCATTATCCCATCGGAGTGATATTGGAAGTGGGCCTCAAACACCTTATCGGAGAGTTGAACCGTCGATAGACCTTGGAAGCGCTGGCGTTCGTAGGTTCTGCCGTCGCGGCCCTTCCGTGGGTAGATGACAGAAGAATTCTTTCCGTACCGAGCCACGTCAACGCCAAGAGCAAGAGGATCGGTGAGACTAGAGACGGCCTCGCGCGTACTCGCCAAGGTAATGTCTTCGGCATTGAAGAACTCCATCTCGCCAACGCGGGGGAAGATTCCATAGACGCGGATACGGACGAAGTCAGAGTCTTCGCCGTAGGAGGTGATCCACTTGTCAATCTGTTCTTTGTTGGTGAAGGAGACTTCGCGGGAATCGACTTGACCGTGGGTCCAAACCTTCGCGAACTGACCATCGTCGAAGCATTCTTTGAACCGGCCAGAGTTACGGGTTGGATTGCCGTAGACGAACCAGAGAATCTGCGTGTTCTGGTCGGTCAGTGCGCCTTCGGCAGTTTCCCAGATTAGGTCTGGGATCGCGGAGGCTTCGTCGAAGATAAGGAGGATGCGGCGGCCGAGGTTGTGGAGCCCGGCGAAGGCTTCGGTGTTGCGCTCGGACCACGCCACCATATCCACCCGCCAAGTGCGTTCGTACTCGGGATGGTAGTAGGCGGTGGCGGTGAGTTTGAAGACATCGCGCGTGATGGACATCCCATGCCACTTGCCAAGGGACACCCAGGTCTTGGTCTTCAACTGCGTTTCGGTATTCGCAGTAACGACCCCGACTGTGTCGGGCTTGGTGTCGGTGCCCCACTTGATAAGCCATGCTACAAGCGCCGACTTGCCTACGCCATGGCCTGAGGCGATTGCCTCTTGGATTATTTGGTTTAGTTTGGTGGAGTTGGCCTTGATAGCATCGCGAATGCGTTCGAGTTGCTCGCGCTGCCAAGGCTCTGGGCCGGAGTAGTCAGCGAGGCGGCCACCGGGTTCGCCCCAAGGAAAGGCGCCCATAACGTAGGCCAACGGGTCGTCGCTAACCGACGCAAGCCAATTGAGAAGACGTTCGTCCACCCTCTTCCCCTTTATCGGGGGCTAGGCTGGAGCACGAAACAGCCTAGCCCCCTCACCCACCCGGAGGCTTACGCGGTGCGCAGCCTCCCCCGAAGGACAGCGGCGAAGGACACGCCAGCTGCCGAACTCCCGCGCGAGGCGGGAGATTGTTGAGGCTCAACCCGCACCGCTGGGGTAGACCTTGGAGTAGGTCGAGCCTCCTGAACCAGCACTGGCGAAGCCTGAGGGGCTGAAGCTGGCGCTGGTTCAGTTTCTGAATGTTCGATTAGCTTCGCTTGCGAAGAGCGCGTGATCGCGTCATCCATTCGCCGGGCGAAATCGTGTTCCACGCGAACCGTTGCGTGCTTGGAATAGCCAAAGCGATCGGCGCGGCCCTGCGCGATCCGGTCGAGGACTACGAGAGAGATGGGGTCGGCCCCAGGCTCCTCGCTCTTGTCAAGGGCCTCCGCGATCTGCGCTTCGGCACGGATCATGTTGCTCATGCCGAGGTCGAGGTAATGGTCAATGTTCTCGTCGTACTTCTCGCGCACGCGCTTGCCGTAGACCGCGATTAGCTCCTGGAAGGAGGGGTCGTTCCAGAGGAGGGTAAGGCGCCGGGTCGAGTAGCCAGTCCGCTGGCGGATCATCGAATGATGCATGCCCGCAGCAAACATCATCGCGACTGCGTGGTGCGATTCGCGGAAGCGTTCGACTACGGAGAGTTCTTCGCGGGCGATGGCGTTCATAGATGCCTGCGCTTGAAGGAGGTATCGACCGCATTCAGGCCGAGCGCGGAGAGATCGACAGGAAGGTCCGGCAACTCATCGCGAATGATGACGTTATGCTTTGGTCGATAGCGGCGGATCAGTTCCTCTTCTAGAAGATCGAGCCGATCCTTCGAGCACCACTTTACCATCACCGCATCGAATTCTATGTGTATCGTGCGCGAATCGCCGAATGGCGTGTTGAGGTAGTTCTTCTTCCGCCGCGTTGACCCATGATGCTGCGCCAGCCGCCGATACACACTCACGCTCTGTCCAACGTAGACAACCTCCCCACGCAGCAAGAGGCAATAGACCCCCACCGGCTGCGCGGCGCGATCCACCTCCTGAAAGCCTTCAGCGGCGAGTGTGAGCTTCCTATCCATAACTAAGCATTATACCACACTTCGCGCGAAATGTCAATACCACCCACCTCACGCAAACGTTACCTCGCCGTGATCGCGAAGCGTATGGCTCCTTCGCAAACCCCACGAAGTATATGGGCCTTTCATTTCACCCGCAGTTTGCGAGGGACCATTGGCCCGAATCCGCGCGCGAGTTTTGGGGGCCGCCCCTCCCCCGTTGCCGATTTGTCACTGTTGCGCAGGCGAGACAGTGTGGCAGATTGGTCACTGTGGCGGAAGGGCAACAGTTGCGTGGCGCGCAAGGCAGCTATGCTGCTATCGCAGAGCGCCTTGGCACGCGGGTTGCAGAGTGCAAAAGCCGCGCCAAGGCTCGATCACGATGTTGTGAAAAAGCGTGATCGATTTCGTGATCGCTCAAACTTATTTCGGCCACATTTCACCAGCACGATACTCGACGCGGCGATATGCCGAGCAAGCCCCAAGGGGCGGAGAGAGTGGAGGAAGGCTATGTCTGGCGATTGGAAAGAGATTGATCCGAGCACGCTGCTGCCGCATTTGCAAGAAGCGTACACGGGTATGAAGGCGCAGTATCGCGTTTACGCAGCGGATAAGGCGAAGTTTGAACAGGCGATGCGGGAAGCGTTCGGCGCGAATATGCCGGAAGGGCAAGAGCTGAAGTTTGGATATAACTTCGGCAAGCTTAGTGTCGCGGTAGGGCCGGCGAGGGAGCGGAAGCCGAAGAAGGAGCCGAAGGATAGCCAAGGGCTAGCGGACTGGCTGTCGGCGCAGGCACAGGGAGGACATCGAGCCTAGCCCAAAGGCCGAAACGGCGCGCGAATGCGCCGTCCACGGGTAAGGCCCGTGCTGATGATGGCCCAAGTCGAGCCGAAGCAGGATGGGGCACAATCGCCCACAACTCGCCGCTGGTGCGCGGAAGCCGAAGGGCCGCTAGGGCGGCCAAGGGTCGAGCGGAGGCGGATTGGCGGCGAGCGGCGGGGCGGCGCGAAAGGAGAACGGCGATGCGCTATCACTTCACAAGCGCTGGCGGAACTAACGTTGTAGTTAGTGCGAAGTACGAAGCGGGGGCGAGGCATCTGGCAATGGTGAGATTGCATGGGCCTACACCTGATCCGAACCTGGGGATAGGGAACACCTACACCGGGCGAGGGCTATCGCTAAATAGGAGAGAGGAGGAAACGGATGCTGAGTGAGGTCTACCTTACCCCTGCCCTAACCTACGCGGTTTTGGTGGTTTGGGTAGGGCTTTGCGTGGTGGTGGTGGTTTGGAGATAGGAGAGAGCAATGGGAAGCTATATTATAGCCGTGGTGGACCGGAATACAACCTCGTTCTATGGCCCATTTATAACAATGAGGGAAGCGGAGGAATGGCTGGCACGACAGGACATATATGAAGAGCAATACGATCAACAGGAGGTTAGCATTAACTACGTGCGGCCCTTTACTGACAGATCGGGGGAAATCAAGTAACATCCCATTCACGAAGCTGTTATCAACAGTCACGCCCCGATCACGGGAATGTGATAAACCGTGATTGGAAAGTGATCGCGGGGTGTGCTATACTTCGCAACATAGGAGGAGCCACTTGCCTAACAAACGCAAAAAGCACCGGCGGACTGATATGCCAATCATGCTTATCCGGTTGCGCCCCACGCATACCTCCCGTCGTACCTATGCGATATATCCGGTTGTCTCCCACAACGGCTTGTGCCATATTAACGGCATAGGCAAACAGGAGACGGCCATGACGAAGCTCTACGAAGTCCAGAAGATGACCTTTGATGCAGCCCACCCTTACGCCGTGGTTGCCACGTTCCGCGGCTTTAACCGGGTCATCGCCCGGTACGAGGATGAAGCCGCCGCGAAGCGCCGGGCACGCGACCTTAACAAGCGGGAGGGCTGAGCCATGCCCGACCGCAAGGTCGTCAAGCAAGAGGCGCAGGACCGGCTTATGAACGGGATGCAGATCGCCATAAGCCGGTTGGTCGAAACCGCCGCCAACGATGACGGCCCGGATGGGCGAGCCGTTTACCATGAAGCGGTCGCACAGTTTCGGCGGGTCGAAAAGATGTTCGGCTACGATCCGAACACTTGGTCGAGCGGGGTATAGGCCATGAAGCATTGGCTCACCACGGCTCCTAATCCCCGCTCGCCAGCGACCGGCCACGACGGCGGCCAACGGGGCTGGCGGCTTCACGCGGTCGAAGCCGCGGCCGACGCCAAATTCAGTGAGATCACACGCCAGCCCGCGCTTTGCGGACTCGTTCCGCGCCACGGTTGGAGCTTGGACATGTTTATCGAGACGCGCTGCAAACGCTGCCAGCGGCTCATTAAGGATTAGGTCATGTCGCCCTACACGCCACTAAGGGCTATCGTTCCAGCCGCGTATGAAGGCCGAAAGGGAGCAACCTCTCGCTCCCTCGTTGCGTAAGGCGCAACCTGATGAGGCCCAATGCTAGACTGTGACACGGCTAGCTGGCATCCAAGTCAGCAACCGAAGGAGAAGATGGATGAGTATGCTTAACATTCCTGTCCCGAAGGCCGGGGCAGGGCAGGGGATGGAGATCGACACTGACGACATCATGGCCCTGCCGGATGACGTGCTGAAGGAGATACTTCTCCAAGGAGCGAAGGTTGTTCTCAACCGTGGCCAGAGCAAGCTGAAGTCTGCGAAGGGCATGGAAGGGGGCAAGCTTGCTTCGCACCAGAAGGCCATTATGGAAGTGGTCGCGGAGCAATGGGAGAAGATGAAGAATGGAGAGATTAGGGTCACTGGCGGTCGGAGTAAGGTTTCCGGCGCAGCCAAGACTGAAGCTCTCCGGCTGGCTAAGGCGCTGGTCAAGGACGCGATCAAGAAGAAAGGCGGGAAGGTCAGCCACTACAAGGCCAGCCAGATCACCGCTGCGGCGAAGGCGTATCTGGAAGGTGAGCACGGCGCGAGGCTGATGAAGATTGCGCAAGCGAACCTTGCGGAGCAGGAGAAGGAGAAGCAAGAGACCACAGGGCTTATCGACTTGAGTGGGATTAGCCCAGACGAAGAACTGATCGCAAAGAACCCGGCGAAGCCGAAGAAAGGGAAGGGGCAGGAAGCACGCGCGTAAGTTGGCGGGAGTTGAACTGGTAGGTGGGGCAATGGTGCCCCACCTATTTCTACTTAGGAGCACGGCAATGGATACGAACTACACGGCAGAAAGCAACACAGCAGAGGATACAGAGGAAATGCGCGCCATCAAGCAGATGTTCCAGAAGCTCCTGGACACGGTGGCGAATGCGACGAGACTTGCGGGGGAGGTGAAGAGCCTTCGGGAGGAAGTCCGGCAGATGCACGGGGATTTGGAGTATCTTCGGAGCCGGAACAAGGAACTCGACGAGCAAGTGACGGTGGTGAGGGGTCAGCGGGACGGTGCGCTGGCGAGAGTGGCGGAGTTGGAACGGCAGGTTTCGGTGCAAACTGACGAAGTGTTCTCTCTCCGGCAGCAGGGCGAGAACTTGATCGCAGAGAACCAACTCTTGAGTGAGGAAGTGGAGCGGTTGCAAGGGCAGATTCGCTCCATTCGCGCGGTGTTTGAGCCACGAGCAGTGCCGAAGGAGGATACTGCCCCGCAGCCGAGAGCGGAGACTGGGCAGTTTAAGCAGGGGCCGGAGCCGCAGCCGTCTCCGGGCGTTAGCAATCCTCTCTCTTGACCGCATAACTAACGCGGAGAGGTAGAGCGTACCGCGTAGGCCCGGCGGGGAGTGATTCCCTTCCGGGCCTTTTTCTTGTCGATCGAGCTCTCATCCCTCCCTCATCCCTCCCTCATATCTCCCTCATATCTCCCTCAATGCCTCAATAACGGAAACCGGGTACCTAGAGGGCACCTCAAAAAAGAAGCTAAGGTTTTATTTTTTTTTTTTTTTTTTTTTATTCTTTCCTATCTCCGATTTTCCCTTCCGGCCTTGGGGAGATGGTGGGTTTTGGTTATTGAGGCGGTGAGGGAGATATGAGGGAGAGGTGAAGGGGATGTGAGGGAGGGATGAGGCGACAGCGAAAGTTTCCCGGCGACAGCGAATTGTCTTGCTTTTTCACGCGAACTATGCTACACTCTTCAGATCATGAGCACTCTTACGGCGAACTTAGAGCAGGAAATCGTCGACCTCATCCAGCGGCAAGGGCTCCGGCCGGTGAAGTCCATCGGCGAGTGGAAGCTCTACTGCGGAAACGGCGCGATGTTTCTAAACCTTTCAACCTTCGCTCGCGCGCTGGCGGAGCGATTGGAGGAGATACGGCGATGACCTCCCTCTACTCTGCCCGTTTCCACCCCGCTGGCGTCCTTCTGCTGAAGTTCGACCGCGACCTGAATCACGAAGCCTCCTACCTAGTCTCAAATGGGAACTGCGAATGCCCTGCAGCACCACGACCGACCTGCCGCCATCGGAAGATGCTACCGTTCTTCGAGAAGGCGGGGCATATCGGCGACGGATGGTTCCTCGACTGGGACACGCGGCTTTGGCAACGGCCGGTCCTTGAGGGCGAGTACGAAGTCCCGAAGTCTGTCCCCGATAGCGAAGCCCTCGCCGACGACACCATCCTCGGCCAGCCGCTTTCCTCCGACCCATCCCCAATTCCAGTTCTCGGCCAGGGAGAGACCGCCTTGGCTGAGAATGGTGCGGCACCCGCCGTTGTCGCACCCAAGCCCCCAGCAGTTGAGCAACCTCCCGCTCCTGCTGGGGGCTTTCAGATCAAGAGGAGGAAGCTATGACCAAACCCGCTGCCAAGCCCTTCCTCCCCCCAACCATCTACCGCGACGCCCTCGCGATCTACCTCGAATGGCCTACCCTCTGCCTGCGATTCGAGTTCTGCCAAAACGGTCTCGCGAAGGCTCTCAAGCACATCCCAAACGTCGCCAACTCGCCGGGCTATAACCCCGGCGGGAGCAATATCGTCGCGAGCAAGCTAATTCGGCAGAAATCGCCGAAGGTCGCGAAGACCACCACCACCAAGCGCGAGATCGCGAACTTCTCCGAAGACGAGCGCCACGCGGCGAACGATGCCTTAGACAAAATCCTGAAGGGGGTGCACTAGGCCCAAGGGCTGTTGGTGTTGTCCTATTTGGCCCTTGGTGTTGCCAAACATAAGGAAGGAACCTGCCAATGTTTCTTGCGGAGAAATCTGAAGGCGAAGTAACTGCGGGGCTGGAGTCGTGGCGGCAACTGCTGCTCGAGGGGGCGAATGAGATTGAGAAGCGAGGCCATGCCAAATACACTGAGTATAACGCCAGAACTGGCGGCGTATGTCTGATGGGCGCGGTGCATATTGCGCTTACCGGAGAACCAGCGGGGCACGCCACGGTCTGGTTCTTACCTCTTGTTGATGAAGCACGCTTGCAGGTTTACGACAAAATGCGCGACTTTCTCGGGGGTTCTTGCCCGGTTAAGTTTAACAACGCCCGCGAGCGCACAGCCTCCGAAGTCACCTCCGCCATGCGCGCTTGCGCTCGACAAGGTATCTAACCATGTCCGATCCCGAACCCGAAATCCCTCTCTCCTCCCTCCTCCGCTCTATCGTCGAGCAGGAAGACTTCAACACCGCCCACTGTATCGCCGGTGCGATGAACCTCTACTACGACACCATCCGCAAGCGGAGCAACCGGACTGTGATCGGACCGGAGGATGTCTTCCGGCTCTTGAACATCATCCGCATGTACCTCGCCGCGAGCGATATCGAGCAGGGGATGGCGAGGATCGCAGGGGCACCGACGAAGAGAAGGCAGACGGAGGATACTGTGAATGGATAAACCTAATTACTCGGCCGCGCGCCATCTCGGCAAATTGGGCGCTTGGAATATGAAGGGGCGACCATGACGCAGCAAGACAAGCGAGAGATGTTTCGGCACAATCTGCATATGGCGGTCTTGAACGCGCACAAACACGGCATGTCTTGGCACCACATTCGCGAAGCGTTGACCGGCGAAACAAGCGCGATCGCAGATACAGATGATCTAGCGCTGCGCGAAGAAACAACGTCGGAGCACCCTGACGTGACCGTCCTCTCCGCGCAGTCCATTCGCCATCTGCGGCCCGTTTCGCCGCTACGCGAGGCTTCCCGCGATTCGTTGGGCAACTCCGGCGGCCTCGGCCCCTGTGGCTACGACCTCACACTCATGACCGTCAAAACCGCCACACGACGCCAAACACTGGCTGCTGCCGAAAAAACCATCAACGATTTGCGAATGCTGATGCACGGCATCTTTAACGGCGATCCTAAAGCCGAACAACAGGCGCGAGAATTACTCTACGGGAAGCCCGAGCGAGGCACGCCATGAATCCCGTCCGTCGCGCTCAGGTTTCCGAAGCAGCATAGGAGATTGGCATGGGATTCCGCGAAGAATGGGATCGACGGCAAAGCAACAAGGTCATCAAGTTCAAAGGTGGTAAGCCAACGATCGACGAACTTGAAGCGTTGTTGGTGTCCGACGATGAAGTTGATCTCGTCATCTTGCCCAACGGCGAGATTCGTGCCGCCGCAGGACCGCAACCAACAACCGGCAAACTAAAACCGCTGACCATGCGCGAAAAGCTTGGTGGCGAATACGCCGCTGACGCAGCTTGAAGGAACAGGAGGACCGCCTGATGGAAACGATAAACGGCTTCGCTTCCGGCATTTCCACTGACCCGGCCGATCTGACGACATGCCCGCACTGCGAAGGTCGCGGTTATGTTGGTCCCGTCCACATCAACCGAGGCAACAAGCCTCACGAGTGGGTCGAAAAGATGGAGTGCGACCTGTGCCGCACGACTGGAAAGATTGATGGGCGTCAGCGTCAAGCACTCGAACTCGGTAAGCGACTTCGCAATAAACGATTGTCGCGCGATGAAAGCCTGTACGAGTGCGCGCAACGTCTCGGTTTAAAAGCGAGCGAACTTTCGGCATTCGAGACCGGCCGACATGGAATGGTGCCGTGGCTGCATCCATTCGCAACGCGAGTCTGCGCCGAAATTGGCTTTTATCCAGAAAGCCCAACGAACTAAAGGAGCGTGACCGCGTGTCACGATAGCCCCCGATGCTCGACTGCGACGAAATGCCAGCGGACGATAAGGGTTCGATCTTCCTAACCCACGAGGACGATAACAAAACCGCGACGATCCGGGTACGCGCGCCGCGCTCGACATACGAAGCAACGATTTCGCTCCCCTTGAAGGTTTGGCTCGCAATGACGGAAGGCAGTTGGGCTGTCGGTCAGCGCCAAATATGGATCGCCGAAATGATCGGCATCTATGGTTTTATCAATCGTGACCACATCGTTCGCAAGTTCGGTGTGTCGGTGCCGCAGGCGTCGATTGACCTCCGCACGTTCCAGCAAGAGCATCCCAACGCCATCTTCTACAACGCCGCGACCAAGCGTTATGAGCCGCGCAAAGAACCGCGCGAAATCGTCAACCCCGAATCGGATTCATAGGCCACTGATGGTTGAGCGCATCACCTTTGAGCGGCGGCACAGTTCTTTCGCCATTCGGATTGATGGGCTGCTCCACCTGTCATTCAATTTTGCGCGGCTGCTCGGCACCCACTCTTGGCTCAACGAGCGTAACGGAAGTTTCCACATTGAATTGATCCTTGATGGCGGCTCCATCGAATGCGACTACGATAACCGCGATCTGTTCAAGCAAGTGCTCGATCTTCTCGATCAAAATACCGGCAACCACATTTCAGCTCGTAAGGCCGAGGCAGCATAGGAGTTTGGTGCGTGAGGCCGATCCCGTGGTTTCCAAGCGAAGAGCAACAAATAAAATGAACGCCGAGTTGTATCTAATCCTCCACAAAGTTCGCGGTGAACCTGCCTTCGACATCGCTATTTGCTGTGACGATATGGGGACTGAAAGCGATCCGGGGCCATGGTGGATCATCTCCACAAGTGGGTGGAGGGCCTACCCTTATCGTGAGTGGCCACTAGATTTGCTAGAAGGGCCTAGCTTCTACCCCCAACACTTGGCATGGGCGTTTGGTAAGGGTAGTATCCTCCCTGATAACTGGCCCTCTTGGCCCGATCACTTCACCACCATCCACGCTCCACGCTCTCCCCCCGCTCTCGACCTACTCGCGAAGCTTGGGCTGAAAGAAGTGGGCGAGCCAATAAAACGGAGGAAGCTTTGAGCAAGAATCGCCTTCCCTACGAAACCCTCGGCGGCAATATCTCCTCCGCCGACACCTACTCACAACTCATCGAGCACCTTCGCCTCGCGGAGGAAGCCTCCTACGTCCTCGGCCACTTCTTCAAAGCCAACGACGAGGAGTTGAAGGGGCAAGGCTTCCTCGCGGTGGCGGAGATGCTCCGCATGACAGGGATGAACGTGACGAACCTCGCAACGAAGTCGATCCGAAAGGCAGGAGGATTTAAGTGACAGAAGAATATCTCGGTGACGGGCTCTATGTCTCATATGACTGCGGGCAATTCTGTCTTCGTGCACCTCGTGACTGGGATAACGACGATCACGAGGATGTTGTCTATCTGGACGAGTCAGTATTAGCCCTGTTCATAAATTACGTTAAGCGAATTCAGGAGAATCTCAACGAGTGTGCTTATGATCGCCAGCAGGAAAGGTTGATGGAAGATGGCCCCGGCCCTTCTCTTCTTGATCAACAACGTAACGCATTAAAGTTCAAGTAGGTGCTCAGGTGAACATCTTCGAGACCAATGCCCTCGCCGAAACTCTCCTCGACTTCATAAAAGAGAAGACGACCGCCCCCATCGAGGGGATCGAAATCCTTGGCATCACCATCCTCAAACTCTTCGACGAGAGCGCGAAAGGGGTAACGGTAGAAACCTTCGCGGAAGATTTCAAGCAATCCCTTATCAAAACCGAGCACGGGAAGATGCCTCTTAAAGGAACCGAGCAATGAAGTTCTGCATCTCCACTATCCACCTCGGCCGCTACAAAATCGAGATGCTTGATGAGAACAATCAAGTCCTCTCCGGCACCGACGGCTCTTCCGCGATCGTTATGCTTAGGCTGACGAAATGGCTCTTCGAACCCGAGGCGCGACAGTACAAGCGCGATGAGAGGGCATCCTCCGACGCCTTAACCAACTCCATTGTAGAGGACACGAGAGCGAATCCGGAGAAGTACCTCCCACCGAAGGCACCTTCTGATGGTCGCTAAGCTCAAGCCAAAGGCCGAATCCTCCCCAGCCTTCCCTCCAACCGCCGAGCAGGAGCACATCCTCTCCCTCCTCCACTCCACCAAGTCCAACCTCCTCATCAATGCCTTAGCTGGCTCGGGAAAGACCTCCACCCTAGAGTTGATCCAAGCCGCCGCATCCCCTCCCGTCCTCTGCCTTGCCTTCAACAAGCGCATCGCGGTTGAGATGGAGAAGCGCTTCCGCTCCACCACCACTGTCCGGACCCTCAACGGCCTCGGTCACCGCATCTGGTCTGCTACTTGTGCAGGAAGGGTAACTCTTGACCCAAAGAAAACCCAAGACCTCCTCCGCGAAGAGATCAAATCCCTCCCGCGCCCGCTCCAAGGCGAAGCGTGGGAGAGCTTCTGGGATATCGTCTCAGCGATCGCCCTCGCTAAGTCCCTCGGCTACGTTCCCGAAGGAAAGTTCCCCACAGCCAAACGTCTTATTACCGCCGATGAGTTCTACGGCCGCCTTGATGAAGTCCCCTCCTCCCTCTTCACCGACCTCTGCGAAGCAGTCCTCACCTCCTCCACCCGCGCCGCCTACTCGGGCGGAATCGACTATAACGATCAAGTTTACATGCCCGCTTTGTTCGGAGGAACATACCCAAAGTTCCCACTTGTCTTAGTTGACGAAGCACAAGACCTATCACCAGTCAACCATGAAATGCTCGCTAAGCTCTCGCGAAGTCGGATCATCGCTGTTGGTGATCCGAACCAAGCAATCTATGGCTTCCGTGGAGCCATGACGAATGGAATGGCGAAGTTGAAGGAGCGCTTTGTCATGGCCGAAGCGTCCCTCTCCGTCTCCTTCCGCTGCCCAAGTGAGATCGTGAAGGCAGTCCACTGGCGAGTCCCCACAATGAAATGGAGCAAAGAAGGTGGAAGAGCAGTTAAGCTTCGCAATCCTACTGCTGGCACTTTCACAGATGGCTGCGCTGTCATTTGCCGGAACAACGCCCCGCTTTTTGCACTTGCTCTACGGCTTCTCTCTAGCGGCCGCAGCGTATCTGTTAGTGGCAGTGACATTGGCCCGAAAGTGGTTGGGATCATGAAGCGCCTCGGGTCCGAAGATATGACGCGGGCCGAACTCCTCCTCGCCATCGACACTTGGCTCGCGGAGAAACTCGCGAGGCAGTCAACGACCGCTAGCGACCTCGCAGACTGCATGAAAGTCTTCGCTTCCCATGGCGAGAACCTCCTCCAAGCCTGTGCCTACGCCGACCACCTATTCAAGCAAGAGGGAACCATCACCCTTCTAACCGGCCATAAGGCGAAGGGGCTGGAGTGGCCTGTTGTCTTCCACCTTGACAGCTTTCTACTGCGGGACACGGAGCAGGACAATAACCTCCGCTACGTGATCTCGACGCGCGCCATGGAGACTTACTACGAAGTTGAAACGAAGGAAATCCGCTGGTGACAACCCCCATCTCTATCGCCTCCTACTCCGACTGTGTCGATCTCTTCGAGCGCGCCATCCAGACCAAAATTGGCATCCGCATTGAAGTCGCCGACTACGGCGCGGGGAAGCAACTCTCCGTCCGTCTCCACACCTACCGTAAATACGCTCGCGAGCGGAGCATGGAGCAGTACGAGCCAACCGATCCAGCCTACGGCACCTCCGGCTACGACAGCCTAACCGTCCGCGAGCCATCCCGCGACTCCAACGGGACGTGGTGGGTGAGGATCGAGCCGAAGGTGACCTTCGGAAAGGTGGAGGAGATCGCCTCTTGAAGCTCCTCTTCATCTTACAGAAGTTCCCACGCTCGATGACCACCATGACACTCCGCATTACCTTCTGTGCGGCGATGATCCTGGCGCTATCCGGTTGCGCGGCCATTCCGCTCGCAACCGGACTGGCGCTTGGCGTGGCTGCGGTCGGAGCTGGCGGTCTTGTTCTGTCCGGCATTCACGACTGCAAACAGGACGGCGGCTGCAAGGCCGTGCCGTTGCCGCCATGAAACTACGCTTCGTCACCGGCAACGACTTCGTATCGCGCTTGATCTTGGTCCGCGAAGGCCCGATGGCATCGTGGATCAAGGCAGTGCCGTCGCACGTCGAGCTGGTCGTCGCCGAAGGTTATCTCGGCGCTCACGATAAGGGCGGCGTGCAAATTCGGCCGGTCGGCTACGACAAGAGCTATTTGGCGGCGGAGCGGTTCGTTGATGTGGCGCTGTCCGGCGATGGCGATGCCAAGGCCGAAGCGTTCGCGCGATCGAAGATCGGCGAGCCTTACGATTTCGCTGCGATCATCGATCTCGCAGCGCTGGTGCCGCTCGATCTGCACGAGCATGAGCATTGCATCTGTTCGGCGTTCATGACCGAGACCTTGAAGGCCGGCGGCGCGTTCAGCGCGCCGTTGGCGCTGCCGTCCTACCTGGTGTCGCCGTCCCTGCTGTTGTTCTGGCTTTCGGGCCGCATGAGGAGTGGAGAGAAGTCTGGTGTTGGAAGCGCCTAACAGAGAAGAAACTTGCGAAGAATGAAGAAGAGATGGTTAAGGTGTTGCACGACGCCGCAGCCTATGGAATTGGTTGGGCTAAGATAAGAGAAGGCATCGTTGAGCATTTGGCCAATCCTCCCTTTCTTATCCCAGATAAAATGGAACTTCCATGAGCTTCTTCTGCCCTCGTTGCGACAACAAAACCACCGTCCTCTCCACCCGCCTTGAAGTCCGCGAGCGCCGCTGCCTCTCCTGCCGCTTCACCTTCCGCACTGAAGAGATTGAATACTCTGGCCCTATGCCTTGGACAAGAAAGGAACGCCGATGCCAGCCCCACCAGCCGACGAACCAATCACAAAAGTCACGCTGAACCTCTGGTCTGCCGATGTTGCCTTCCTCAAGAAAGAGATCGGCGATCGCTGGTCGGTCGTGGTGAGGGATTGGGTGCGGCGGGCGGTGAGGGCGAAGAAAGCGGAGCGCGAAGCAAATGCCAAATGAAATTGACCAACTCTGGCACTTCATCACCACCGCCGAAGCCGAAGACCTCGCTGCGATGGCGCCGAAGGACTTAGACGCGGTGATCGCCTACCAGCGCCGAGCCCGCGCAGCCTCTGACGCCGGGGTCAAGCCGAAGAAGGGCGCGGAGGATAAAATCGACCTGACGAAGCTCGGGCTAGCGATGAGGGAAGAGCCGATTAAGAGGAGGAAGCTGTGACCGAAGCCCCAACTTCCCCCTACCTTCCTTCTACCAACATCCAATACGCCTGGGACAGTACCTCCCTCGGCTACCTGAAAGTCTGCCCTCGCCTCTACCAATACTCCATGATTGAAGGATGGTCCAGCCGTGAAGAAAGCGTCCACCTCCGCTTCGGCATCGAGTACCACACGGCCCTCCAAAACTACGATCTCTCCCGCGCCGCTGGCATCACCCATGACGACGCCGTCCACGATACCGTCCGCGAACTATCTCTACGTGCCGCCGACTTCGACTTTGATCATAAAACCAAAACGCGCGCGGGCCTCCTCCGCACGGTCATTTGGTACCTTGACAAGTTCAAAGATGACAGGGCGAAGACGTTCATAAAGAGCGATGGAAAGCCTGCGGTGGAGCAGAGCTTCCGGTTCGAGTTGGATTGGGGACCAGAAGCAAAGTCAGAGTACCGCCACAGCGATACAAAGAAAGGGAAGATAGTTCCAGACCAACCCTATCTCCTCTCCGGCCACCTTGACCGCATCGTCACCTTCAACGACGAGCTCTTCGTCCTCGACTACAAGACCGTCTGGTCTTTCTGGGGGAAGAAATGGGAACCGGATAATCAAATGACCCTCTATTCCCTTGCCTCCAAAGTCGTCCTCGATACCCCCGTCCGCGGGGTCATAATCGACATGGCGCAGGTGAAGGAGCACGAGACAATCTTCAAACGCGCTATCACCTACCGCACCCCAGACCAACTCGCGGAGTGGCTCAACGATCTCCACTACTGGTTCGCTCTCGCGGAGCAGTATGCGATCGCGAATTACTGGCCTCAGAATGACACAGCTTGTGATAAGTTCGGCGGCTGCCGTTTCCGCGCGATCTGCTCTAAATCCCCCGCCGTTCGCGAGCAGTTTCTCGAAAGCAACTTCAACAAGCTTCCTCCGGAGGAAAGATGGAATCCTTTACGCGCCCGCTGAGTTTTGAAGAACCTCCAACCAAACCAAAAGTCATCTACGTCGTCTACACCAAAGCCGCTTTGGTAGAGGCCCGTGGCCCCGCCCCTGTCACCTCTTGGTGGGTCCGCTTCGACGGCAGTTGGGAATCACTCTACTTCGGGGGCGATAAGCCCTTCGAGGAAGGGGCCTTTATCAAGATAACTTTTGAGGAAGTCATCCAAGATGCGCCGACTAACTCTAATCCTCGGTAAGTACCCAGTCATCTCCTGCGAAAAGCGCTTCGACGGCTGGAAGGTCCGCGTTCGGCTTGGCGAAGCCTACGCAGAATTCACCAACATCCCCTCGATGGCGGATATCCGCGTGGGAGATGTCTTAACCCTCTACACACAGGTAGCGAGCAATGCCAAGCCTCTCCTCCCACCAAAGCAATAAATTCACCAAAATGCTCCTCGAAGGAGACAGCGGTAGCGGGAAAACCGGAGCGCTAACCTCCCTAGCCAAAGCAGGCTACCATCTCGACATCCTGGATTTTGACAATGGCCTTGAAACGCTTAAGACCTTTATCACGCGCGAGTGTCCGGAGGCTCTTGAAAGAGTTGAGTTCCGCACCCTCCGCGACAAATACAAATCTTCGGCCAGCGGACCAATTGTGGATGGAACTCCGAAGGCGTTCGTGGAAGGTCTTAAGATGCTCGACAAATGGAAGTACGGTGAGGTTGATCTTGGTGTCCCGGCTGCGTGGGGCCCAGACCATATTCTTGTTCTCGACTCTCTCACCTTTCTCTCGGATTCTGCTTTTGAGTGGGCAACTTCACTTAACCCCTCTGCAAAAGACCCCCGCCAGTGGTACGGCCAAGCGCAAGACGCGATCGAGAAAGTTCTCGCGCTCCTCACCTCCCCGTCCTTCGAGACGAACGTCATCGTAATCTCGCATGTGAAGTATGTGGACAACCCCGATGGGACGAGGAAGGGCTACCCCACCGCTGTAGGGTCTGCCCTTTCTCCTGTCATCCCCCGCTACTTCAACTCCGTCGCCCTTTGCCAAACCAGCCCAGGAGGAAAACGCACGATCCAAACAGCTGCGACAGCAATGATTGATCTGAAGAACCCGAAACCCTTTGAGATGGAGAAAAGCTACCCGATCGAAACCGGCCTCGCTGACTTCTTCGCGGTCCTCCGCGATCCACCCCAAGTGCCAGTGAAACCCCTACTCAGAAAGATCAAGTGAAATGGCAAAATCCGCCCCAGCAGTATCCTTCTCATCCATCCTCGATACCCCCTCCTCCGACATCGAGCGCCCAAAGCCGATGCCGGTCGGCACCTACGACTGCCTTGTCCAAGGCCAACCGCGCTTCGACAAGTCCTCGAAGAAGCAAACTCCGTTCGTCGAGTTCACCCTCAAACTCCAATCCGCGCATGACGATGTGGACGAGGACACCCTCAAGGACCTCGGCGGCCTAAAGGACAAGACCATCAAGAACACCTACTACCTCACCGAAACCGCCGCGTGGCGGCTGAAAGACTTCCTCGATCACTGCGACGCAGGGGATGAAGAGATGACCCTCTCGCAGCGGATCGCCGAAACGCCGGGGAAGCAGGTGACCATCACCATTGGCCAAGAGACAAGTGATGATGGCACTGCGATCTTCGCACGAGTGAAAGGGACCGCGGCGGTTGAGTAAAGGTATGGGCCCTTCAAACTCAGCCAGCGGGTAGAAAACGAAATGCCCCCACTGTGGAGCAGATAGTCAGCAGTGGGGGCATCCACTTAAGATCGTTCCATTTAATTATGTTATCCCAAGTAGGATGCACACGATGACCGACCGCGATCCACTTCTTGTCGAACGAGGGAAGACCCATGGCGACTTCGCCAACAACGCCGCAATTAGTCAGGGGCTCAAGAGAATCATACATGCTCCCACAGCCTTGCGGAACTTTTCAGATGTGCAGAGTGAAGCCCTCGATATGATCGCCCTAAAGCTCTCCCGCATTCTCTCAGGACAAGCCGACTTCAAGGACCATTGGGATGACATCGCGGGGTATGCGAAGTTGGCAAGTGAGGCTTGCAGCAAGTGAAATGCAAAATCTGCGTCGTCGGCGAAGCTTGGGGCGCTGAAGAAGCCAAGCACCGCACCCCATTCATCGGTTGGATGAGCCGGATGCTCAATCCAATGCTAGATGAGGCTGGCATCTCCCGCGCAGACTGCCTCCTCACTAACGTCTTCAATCTTCTCTATAATGGCAAGACCGAAATCTTCTGTGGGCCGAAGCGCACCGCCATCCCTGGCTACGGCCCCCTCACCAAAGGCTACGTTCAAGAGGAGTTCCAGCCAGAACTCGACCGCCTCCGCGCCGAGATCACCGAAACCCAACCCAACATCATCATCGCCATGGGCAACGCTGCCCTTTGGGCCTTCTCTGGCCATGCGGCGATCTCAAAATATCGCGGCGCTACATTCCTTTCCACCCATACCGTGCCGGGGGTGAAGGTACTCCCGACCTACCACCCCGCAGCGGTGATGCATCAATACGAACTCCGGCCAACAGTCGTCTTCGACTTGATGAAGGCCGCGCGGGAAGCGGAGTATCCCGAGGTCCGGCGGCCGAAGGCAGACATCTACATCCCCGAAACCATTGAGGACCTTCATGACTTCCAAGCCAAGTTCATCCGAGACTTTCTCTCCATCGACATCGAAACTTCGGGAAATCACATTACTTGCATTGGTTTTGCTCCAAGCTCTGAAGTCGGCCTTGTCATCCCCTTTGTCGGAAGCCGAGCGAACCGCAATTATTGGAACAGTGCAACTGACGAACGACACGCTTGGGGATTTGTTAGAGGTTTGGTTGAAGCCAAGGACATAGAGAAGCTTTTCCAAAATGGCTTGTACGATGTGAGCTTCCTCTGGCGGGCGTATGGGATAATGGCGGCGAACTGTGGGGAGGATACGATGCTCCTCCACCATGCTCTTCAGCCGGAGGCCCTTAAAGGGCTCGGCTATCTCGGCTCGATCTACACCGACCACGGGCCTTGGAAGCATCTTCATGCGCGCGGCTCGACAATCAAGAGGGATAATTGAAGATCATCCATACCAATGAGATCAACCCAGAAGACCTTCCTGCCTTTGATAGGGAGCTTTGCTACAATGGATTGGATTGTGTCATCACCGCTGAGGTTCTTTCTGTTCTTCTTCCTCAACTCGATAACCACACTACCGCAACCTATTCCTTCTCACGATCTCTTCAAGGACCTGCCCTTGAAATGCGTCTGCGTGGAGTTAAAATCGATCCCGCGCGTCGCGCAAGGGTCCTTGACGAATACTACGATCTCGTAGACCGCCTCGACGCGAATCTTGAGCGCCTCTGTGGGGAAGGCTGGGGAATGTGGGAGTTCAACTGGCGCCCAAACTCCAAGGACCCACTGGAGCTATTCTACAACCGGATGCAGATACCGGCTATTAAGAAGGCCGGGC